CTGAGTGTGGATACCCAGTGTCTAAACTTACTGTTGATGCCAAAAATGAACTGGCAGTGGTACCATCCGCTACCGGTCTCGGTTCAACAGACGAGCTAGCAATAGCAAGTCTAGTGGGTCGAGAATCATACATTTCGAGCTTTACATGGAATACATCAGATCTCCCAGATGCACTATTGTGGTATGGAGAAGTCTCGCCACGCCAGTATAATGCTACAGGAAATACCAACAATTCTTATGTTGATCAGACACCTATGTGTCTACTTACTAATTTCTTTCAGCAATGGCGGGGTGACATCATCTTCCGATTCAAGGTAGTCGCGTCACCCTATCATAAGGGGCGCATTCAGATTTTCTTTGATCCACAAGGCAACGGTACCACCAATGTGACCAATACTGCCGGAGGCACCAACGTGTTGTTCAATGAGATCTTGGATATTGGAGTGTGCGATGACATTGAGGTTCGTGTGCCCTACCAGCAGGCAGTGGCTTATTTACGGACCCGTGTCAATAACTATTACACATCTCCTACATCATCCTTTAACTCTTTTACGGCAGCTAATATTGGTATCTACAGCAATGGGTATATCACAGTACGTGTTTTGAATGAACTTTCAGCACCAGTGGCAACCGCACCAGTGAATGTGCTTGTATTTGTGCGTGGGGCAGATAATTTGGAGTTCGCTAATCCAGGTGATCCTTCACAATATGTCTCATATTTTAAAGCACAATCAGATGAAATAGTACAGGAACCTGAACATCAGGATGTGATTACTAAGTCCACGCCGTACGTGGGTCCGGAACGCTCCAGACTCTATATGGGTGAACGAATTATGTCTATGCGTCCGCTACTACGACGGTACGCACACGTTGGTACGTACTCGCTCGCTCAGGCTTCAGCTTTGACAAATTATATTTTCACATACACGCATTTTAAGTTACCACCTGCGTATGGCTTTGACCCTAATGGAAATGGCACTGCTAAGGGGCTTGTAACTCCTGCTAACAGCTATAACTTTAATTGGGTCAATCCCACACCATTGACAATGCTTCTTCCATGTTTTCTCTATTATCGAGGTTCTATGAATTGGAGCGTAAATATGGTGTCATCTGGTGGTGCTCCGTTTAACCAAGTATCTGTTGTGCGTACTCCTAGTCAGACGACAGAGAACGTTTCATGGATTATCACGGACGGCTCTTTTAATAATATCAACAGAGCTGCTGTCCGATATCTTTCAGCAGGAAATACTGGTACAACGATTACCAATCAGAACACACAGGCGGGTCTTAATTATGCTATACCCAACATGTCAGGTTATAAATTTCAGAGCACGGCAGTAGGAAACAATACTGCGCCACCACTCACCACTTCGCCTCGGCTTTATGATGGCTCCTTATTTGATGGAGTCACACTAGCCATTGAGGATCTTACTATTACAGCAAGGTCTTCTATGAAGCGGTATGCTGGTATTGGCACTGATTTTAATATGCACTACTTTGTCTGTGTACCAACCATGTACACATACACTGGAACACCTAATTCACCTTAGTGGATTTGGGGGGGACCCTCAGGGACAGGGTCTATAAAGATAATGTGCCACGAGAGAATCACTCGTGATCAAACCGGACTAAACCGTTAAAAAGAAAGGATAACCGTACGGTGGTTATCGCCTACATGAGGTAGGAAGCATTCCGGCGAGAGTTGACGCTCGCACCCAACTAACACGATTCGTATTTCGATCGTATACGTGAGGACTTTTATATTCCGGTTGGTGAGCGTCAGCTCACCGGGCGGATAGATTTTTATCCTGCAGTATACTGTAATTTTGTTAGATTTGGGACGGGAGAGACC